AAAAATCGAAATGCTTCCCGAGCATTGTATTATCGACAACGATAATCAGCTCACTATCGCAGATGTGGACAAGTCCTTCTACATCGAAATGGCGAAGAAGCGTGTAAATGACTTTATGGGTATTAAGCCCGAAAGAAAAACCAAATCCACAAGGAGGAAGAAAGAAATGGCAACAACCAAGAAAGAAACAGCAACCCTTAATGTGTATCAGAAGTTGATTATGGCTCGTGAGAAGTTCCTCATGTCCGACATCAATCAGAGCGGTAAGAATATGCAGTTGAGTTTTAAGTATTTTGAACTCAAGGACATTGTTCCTACTATGACCCACATCTTCAATGAGATTGGTCTTATCGCACTCGACAGCTTCACCGATACAGTGGCTACCCTCACTATCGTGAACACCGACAACCCGGACGAAACTATTCCGTTCACAATGCCTTTTAATCAGATTGCTCCTATCGTAAGCAACGCTGGTAAACAGGTCACAAACGATATGCAAGCTCTCGGTTCTTCTGTCACCTACATGAGACGTTATCTGTATCAGATTGCGATGGACATTTGTGTAAACGATGAAATCGAGCCTACTATCGACCACAACACCAACAATCCTAATGCTACCGCTCCTGTCGCTCCTCCGGCAGAGAAGAAAGCTCCGCCTACACCCGAGCAGAGAGCCGAGGTAAAACAGGAACTCACCGCTCCGGCAGACAACGCTACTGCTTTGCAGATTAAAGGTCTCAAGGGAGTGTTGAAGAAGCTCAAGGACGCACAGCCCGACAAGGAGGAAATGATTGCGAAAATCGCTGTTGAGACACAGGGCTTTACCGTAATCAGCAAGTCCGATTGTGAAACTCTGATTCAGAGAATCACAGCTATGTTGGAAGGAGGAGCTGAATAATGGCAGATATTAAGTGGCTCGAGGGTAATCGTATTCAGATTACCCCTCCCAAGAGAACGAAGAAAATCACAGGTACTCGTTTCGCTACTATCCTCGGGTTGAATCCATGGTCTACTCCTTTTGAAATGTGGTGTGCAATCACAAAGACCTTCGAGCTTCCTTTTGAGGACACTATCTATACTGTCGCTGGTAAGACAATCGAACCTAAACAGGCTGACTACATGAAAAAGTCCTATGGTATGGATTTGATTACTCCTACCGACAGATACGGTGCTGACTACTTCAATAAGACATGGGGTGACTTCTTCCCGGACAGTCCTCATTTGGGAGGTATGTGGGATTACCTCGGAGTTGACGAAGACGGTGTTGTTGATACCGTACTCGAAATGAAGACCACAAAGCGTATCGAGGACTGGCAGAATGACGCTCCCGAATATTACGCTTTACAGGCGGCATTGTACGCATGGTTGCTCGGTGTGGACAACGTAATCATGGTCGCTTCCTTCCTTGAGGAAAAGGATTACGAAGACCCTTCCAAATATGTTCCTAACATCAAAAACACCATTACGGTAGAGTTCAAGGTTTCCGAGAGATACCCGAATTTTGCAGACAAGGTGGCACAGGTTGAGAAATGGTGGTCTGAATATGTAGACGCTGGTATCTCCCCTGTATATGACGAGAAGAAGGACGCTGAAATCCTCAAGGCTCTCCGTACCAACACTCTTGCTCCCGAGACTGACATTGACGCTCTGATTGCCGAAGCCGAAGGTCTCAAGAAGGAAGTGGACGAGGTAGCCGCTTCTATCAAGGAAAAGGAAAAGCGTCTCAAGAAAATCAACGACATTATCAAGGAACACGCTATGTCGCAGTTCCGAGACGGTGATAAAAAGGTTGAGGTCAAGGGTGGCTCTTATGTGTGGTCGCTAGCACGTTCCGTCAAGGACGTTACTACCTACAATGAGGAAGCTCTTAAAGCCGATGGTGTATTCGATAAATACGCTACTGTAACACAGGACACTTCTTACCGTATGACGGTGAGTGCAATTAAGAAGGAGGATAAGTAATATGTCAAGAGCGAAGGAACTGACAGAACAGATTATCAATACTCATAAGTTCCATGAGGAGGAAATGAAGAACCTCGAGGAACAGAGAGAACAGGCTCTCAAAGAGGAGAAGTTCGATGAAGCCGCACAGGAGCTTCACAATATGTACGAAAGCCATATCCGAGCTGGTTTCAGTGAAGAACAGGCATGGGAACTGGTGAGAATTTTCTTCACCAACACAACCAAAAGAACATTGTTTTAAGGAGGAAAATTAAAATGGCAAGAATCCCTATGACGAGCGGTTTCGTAGTAATCCCGGAAGGTGAATACGTTTTCCGCATTTATGACGCAAGCTACGATGAAGACTTCGGTAGAATCGAGGTCAAGATGGTAACAGCAACAGGAGCAACCCACACAGAGCGTTTCTCTATCAAGGATAAGAACGATGAATACAACGAAAAGGCTCTCAATGCGTTCTCCTACTTCGCTAAAACTGCGATGAACGATTATGGTCTCGAAGACGTAGACCCGGAAGAACTTATCGACCACTATATCAGAGCCGAAGTTACTCACACCAAACAGCCTAACCGTAACGACCCTACCAAGACTGTTACTTTCGCTAATCTCGGTGATAAGTACCCGGCTGATGGTTTCGACACCGAACCTGTCGCTCGTGCTATGAGCATGGGTCGTGGTGGTAAGACCGCCGCTCCTAAAGCTACTGCCCCAGCTCCTACCGCTTCCGCTCCGGCGGCAAATGCTGGTAAGGGTTTAGACCTCGATAGTCTGTTAGGTTAATGAATATTGGGAGGGGAGGTTCTCTCCTCTCCCTACATATCAAGGAGGTAGCACATGGAAGATAAAATCAATCACCCTTCCCATTACTGTCAAGAAGGAGCGATGGAGTGTATTGACGAAATGATAGCCATTTTCGGCAAGACCGCAGTTATGCACTTCTGCTTACTGAATGTATGGAAGTACCGCAAGAGAGCGGTCTATAAGAATGGCGAGGAAGACATGAAGAAAGCCGATTGGTATATGGCAAAGTATATCGAACTCGGAGGAAAGGCGGTTAAGGTATGACACCAAACGAATATCAAAAGGAAGCATTACGAACCGCAAGCGGTATGAGTAATCAATATCCCATGTTCGTGAACGGAGTTCTCGGTCTCTGCGGAGAATCCGGGGAATGTGCCGACATGGTTAAGAAATATCTGTTCCAAGGTCACGAGCTGGACAAGGAACATTTCGCAAAGGAACTCGGAGACGTAGCGTGGTATCTTGCTGTGAGTGCTTACGCTATCGGATATGACCTCGAGACAATCCTTCAAATGAATGTAGATAAGCTCCGTAAGCGTTATCCCGATGGATTTGACGCTGAACGCAGTCTACATAGACAGGAGGGTGACGTATGACACTGGCAGATAGAGTAACCGCATTTGATAAATTCATGGGCGATATGGTCTCCGATGAATTTCGCTGTGAGTTGATTAACCGAGGGTTTTTCACAGCTCCGGCAAGTACAAAGTATCATGGTTCTTATGAGGGAGGTCTTTTCGACCACAGCCTAACGGTTGCACAGTTCCTCGTAGAGCTTACTGAAAAGAACGATATTCCATGGACGAATGAACGTAGTCCGTACATCGTGGGTATGTTCCATGACCTCTGTAAGATGGACAACTACGTTGCCGAAATAGACGGTTTCAGATATAACGAAGCTCCTCTCCTTCGTGGACATGGTGATAAGTCAGTGATGTTGCTGGCTGAACACATGAAACTGACAGAGGAAGAAATCCTGTGTATCAGATACCACATGGGAGCATTTGTTGAAAAGGAAGAATGGCGAGATTATACAAGAGCTGTGAATAAATACGCAAGTGTCTTGTGGACGCACCATGCGGATATGCTCGCTACATTCTCCCAAATGCCTGTGAGACTTCTCTCTACCTCTCCTGTAATCTGCGAGAGCTTATTCACATGGCGAATGAAAGACTGTGTAGCAAGGCTCAATGGGAAATCCGAGAACTGGTTCAGCAAATGGTGTACTGTGTGAACGCTGACCTGTGGTTCATGCTCGTACCTAAATGTAAGAGTGGGCGAATCATTTGTAATTCGCCATGTAGGAGGATTTCTGATGAACAGAGCGGAGAGACGCAGAGCTAAAAAGCAAGGTCTACCTGTAAAGAAAGACCCTGTTTTGAACATGAAGCAAAGCGATATTACCAAAATGAAGGAAGACGCTACCGAAACAGCGATTGATACCGCTATGGTATTACTTCTCGCTCTCCCGGTAAAGGTCATGCACGACAAATACGGTTGGAGAATGAAGAAGCGTCTCCCGGAACTGGCAGAAGCACTATTGGACGAATACCAAAGTTTTTGCGATGGCGAAATGACCCTTGAGCAATACAAGGATTTTGTCTACGAGAACTGCGGTATCAAATTTGAGAAAAACAAGGAGGTATAACCTAATGTTTAAGTTGAAAAGCACGAATGGTAGAGTTAATTCCCTACTCAAGAGCGGTAAGGATTTCGTGAAGAACAGCCTGTCGGTATCTGCGGCACAGCATATTATCGACACTGGTGTGTTGGTGAAGTCCGATAAGCCCGACTATCCTATCTGCGTGGATAAGAAGTGGTACTTCGAGGGTGAAGAAATCAAAGAACAGCCTAAAAAGGGAGGAAAGCGATAATGGGTAGAGCTTTTTACTCACAGTATGTAAATCATTGTCTGCGATTCTACGCAAGACACCCGAAGCCTAACTTCCACAGTGAAGCCGATAAGAAGAATTGGATTTCCTGTGACAATGCTTTGAAGGGTTACTCCGACAGCGAGCGTGAAATGCTCCTCACTATCTACGGTGACGGAGACACTATCGCAGACAATGTTTACAAGATGGCGAAAGCCAAAGACATGAAACAGGAAGCAATTTGGAAGCTGGTTAATGACCTTGAGCGAAAGGTGGCAAAGAAACGTGGTTTGTTATGATAATATCCCCGAGGAATTAAAGAAATTGAATCAGTGGGTGTGTGCATTGAACGGTAGTAAAGTTCCCATGAAAGCGTGTGAGAACGAAGCCGCTTCCAGCACTAACCCTCAAACATGGTCTGATTTCGAGACTGCCCTCGAATCCGTAAATAACCAGTATTATGACTACTGCGGCTTTGTCTTCAATGACAATGGTTATGTAGGTATTGATATTGACGAAGGGTTCGATGAAGACGGTTTTGTGAGTGTCCTCGGTGCTGATATTATCGGCAAATGCAAGAGCTATACGGAGAAATCCCGAAGTGGACGTGGTTTCCACATCATACTTCGGGGTACTCTCCCCTTCAAGGGAAAGAACAACCTCGCTGGTGTCGAGATTTACAAGGCGGCTCGATACTTCATTATGACAGGCGATACGCTCCTCTATAATGAGATTGTCGAGAACCAAGAAGCTATTGACTACATAGTAGAGAAATACTTCCCGGAAAGTCGAGAAAATGCGAACAAAGTTATGGTTGGTCGAGACAAGATATACACCCCTGTTTGGGAAGAACCTGTGGTAGAAGGTCGAATTAAACTTCGCCCGGTATATCCTCGAATCCCGGACGGTTGCCGTAATATCTGTCTCACTTCCCTCGCTGGTATGCTCCACAATCAAGGTTACAGTAAGCTACAGATTTACGAGGAGCTGTTATATGCCAACACCGTAGCGTGTGACCCTCCTCTCGATAAGAACGAGTTGAGAACGATATGTAACAGCGTCACGAGGTATAAGCGATGATTGAACCAACACCACTCGAACAGGTCGCAAATGCGATTATACTCCAAGCGGTCAAAGATTACCGCTCGGCTCTCGGTGGTGGCACAGTGAATGGAAAATCGCCGGGAGATATGATTGCTGAATGTGAGAGATTCTTCCTCTCGGATTGGTTCATGGTATTGACGAATCTCGATGGCGAAGCTCTCAAAGACAAAATCCGAAAAGAATTTAAGAAATAAATACATTTTTGTATTGACAGCCTATCCGATTTGTGTTATATTATAATCACAATCAGACAGGAAACACCATGGCAGACGAAGAAAAGTACCAAATGCGTAGAATGTGGCATTTGTGGTGGTTCGGGGATAAAGCTGGGAAGCCCGGACAGATTTTAGGACGTGACATTATGCAAGACAAATGTGTGAAGTGTCGGAAGGTGTATTGTCTATGTCGCACCTGTCCGAACAATGAAACTTGTAGGTATGCCCTTCGCCGCAAATGTAAGGGTGTAGAATACTGCGGAATCCGCAGAAGAATAATGGAGGATAACGATTATGTTAGCAGAAAGAAAAATGAGCGTTGACGTTGAAATGTT